CGGTTGTGAGTGGGTGGTGTTATTTTCATGATCATAAACAATTATTAACCAGACCTATGATTTTAATGTTGAAAGATACACTTGTCGCCAGATATGACTCTGCATGTGCTCTATATATGACAAGGTTTATCCACGGGACCGCGCTAGAGGATGTGAAGAAATTGCTCTTATTTTATCACAGAGGGGATGTGCTACTGTCTAAATACGGGAATATCGCCTTTGATATCCTCAAGATGGTCGAGGGGGCATGCACTGTTCAATTCTCTGAGATTGCGGCATCACGCAGAGAAGAAGTGCCAAGGTTTGAGACTTTTAAGGATCATATGAATAGGGAGATATTTAAATGGCGAGATAATGATGTAAATTCTTTTTTCGATATGATCTTCCAAGAACAAGTAACAGAGATGACCGGTGTTTACTACTCTTGCTTCCGGCACTGGGGACATCCGGTTGTTGACTGTGATGAGGGGCTCAAAAAATTACATTCATTAGTCACAGAAGATCTCTCTGTAAGTGATGAACTAGCTCAAGAACTTGGCTCGGATTTTGCAGAGATAATTTTAACTGATACCTTTAAGAAAACAGGTAAATGGTATGTGGATTTGGACACAACTAACCTTGCTTTGCAAGAAGATCACAAAACGTTCTTTGCTTGCATAAAAGCGAGTGTGAATATAACTGCTGCCGCATTAATTCAATTTGGAAATCAGTGGCACAAACTTGAATTGTTGCCTGTTTTTGATGTCCCAGATCATGTTGATCCGTCTGTGATTTATGATGACAAGGGTCATTCTGTCAACCGCGCTGAGTTTTTAAATGTGGTGAATGGAAAATCTAACCAGACAAGTAGACGCGTCCTAGCCAGAGCTCTAAAAGAAGATGTCCCAAATGTCGGAGAGTTCTTGAGAAATGTCAATGACAAAGGATTATCACCGGATGATTTGATCATAGGATTAAAGGCTAAAGAAAGAGAACTCAAAATCCTCGCACGTTTCTTCTCCCTAATGACGTGGAACTTGAGATTATACTTTGTTCTGACAGAGTACTTGATTAAGCAAGACATGCTGCCTTTCTTCCCAGAGTTGACAATGGCAGATTCCGGAGTGAGAGTTGTGAAGAAGATGTTATCCGCTATGGCTGGTCATGGGTGTCCGGATGCATCAGTAGTGACAGTCACAACAGAGATTGACTATAAGAAATGGAACAATAAGCAAAGAAAAGCATCAAGCCTTTATGTTTTCTCAGTAATGGGGAAATTATATGGTCTACCAAATCTTTTCACAAGAACGCATGAGTTTTTTCAAGACTCTTGGGTGTATTATAGCGGTAAAGCAGGTGAACTCACATTAGGACCAGATGGAGTCCCTGTCTCACCAGATGGAAAGCACTATTTTTGGACAGGCCAGCAGGGAGGTTTCGAAGGGCTTCGGCAAAAAGGTTGGACAATTCAAAGTGCTTTAGTTTTAAGAAGAACTTTGCGGGTTAATGTTACACAAAGTGTTGTTTTAGCCCAAGGGGATAATCAAGTCATCAGCCTGAAGTTTAAGCCTGATATTGGGTTGTCAAGAGAAGACTTGAGAACCGAGTTACTCCACATCAAAAACAAGGTTCAAAGTATCATGTCTTCGATTTTCAGTGACGTGAAAAGGCTGGGTATGGAGATCAATCTAGATGAGACAGTAACAAGTACGGGGGTTTTAACCTATGGGAAGAAGATTTTCGTGTCGGAAAGTAGAGTGTCTTTGCCCTGTAAAATTTTTAGTAGAGCAACATGCAGCAGCAATGATCAATTGCCAAGCCTTCCCACACTAATCTCTTCTATTGTGACAATGTCACTGACATCTGCCCAAGAATCAGATGTGGCATCAACGGCAATGTATATGTATGTTTATTTTGCAATCTTCACTGCCTCAAATCTTTTAACACACAACGTGTTAGCTAGGAAGTCTTTCATGGTTGACTATAAGTGCAAAGCAGACGAAGAAAAGTCACGCTTCTGGCTGACTCTCTTATTTCTGGACCCTGCATTGGGAGGAGCAGGAGGTGCATCCCTGTCGAGGTTCTTGATAAGAGGGTTTCCTGACCCGGTTACTGAGAGCTTGGCATTTTACAAGGTGATGACACAAACGGATATCCCAGACGAGTGGAAATACATATTTATTACCTTCGGGGATCCAACAATGGGCACTATTGAGGGCAGTATGAGAAAACTCCTCGAGAATCCTCTGAGCATCAATATTGCTAGACCTGCTAATGCAGTCAACATAGTCAAAGACAAGATCAAAGAGGTGATACTGCAGTCGTCCAGTAGCATCACCAACCCTGTCTTGAAAGAATTGTTTGATGGGTATCAAGCTTATGAGACGAATTTGATACACTTTATATCAAGCATAAAGCCCTGCTTCCCCCGCTTCAACAGTGAACTCTTTGCAGCAACCCATGTCGGAGTAGCAAATGATATGATGTCTCTTTTCCAAAACTCAAGAACGCTAAGAACATGTTTCGGCAACTTGCTTGGCCAAGAACTTCACAAGAAATTGGTCAATGTGGAATGTGGGATCATCAATCAACCCAAGATCAAAGTTTACAGTAAGATATGGGATTGCTCTTCATCTCATGCAGACAAACTCAGACAGGCTTGGGGAGTACAAGTGGTTGGGGTGACCATCCCTCATCCTCTAGAACACCTCGGTATATCAATGTACAATGTCGCGACATGTAAATACGACAATGAGAACAGCCCATTTGTGAATGTTGCAACTGCATCATTCATTGACAAGACCCATGCGACACCCGGGCAAATGGAGCCGTATCTCGGAGCAAGCACCTCTGAAGGCGCTAAGAATTTTAACAATTGGGAAAGAACAACCAACGAGCCGATCATAAAGAGAGCAGGAAGATTGCGGAGGTCTGTCGGGTGGGTGTTTTTGCCGGATTCCAACTTAGCCCGAACAGTCTTTGGCAATTTGGAGTCTTTAACTGGAATATCAGATTGGGACAAGGGGCTGGGGATCTACTATAGATCAGGGTGCCCGTTTCATCGCTTCAACTCCAGCAGACAAGCTAGTGGTGGATTTTCTGCTATAAATCCAAACTACTTGAGGTACCTTTCTGTCTCAACAGACACATTAGAGACAGGGATAGTGAACTATGATTTCATGTTTCAAAGCGATATCATCTACGTTCAAGCCATGAGTGGTGAATTTCTTTACCACACCCCATATCATACGGGAAATCACCATTACCACATGGGTTGCCAAAAATGCATGAGGAAGCTCGGAGATTGCAACCTCTCTTCTGAAAGAGTGTTCACATTTCCAAAAAAATCGGAACTCATGAAGAAAATGGGTTACAATCCAGAGAAGGATTCTATTAGAGAGCCACCTCAGCCCCCCAGTGAGATCAGAGACCTAGATAGTATGAATGCCAGTACATTCTCTAAGATTATAGGGCTGTCAATTGGGCATTTTTTGTCTGTGTCTCTTTACAGGAGTGATAATATGGAAGAATCCTCGTCTGTTTGTTCTCCGGAACTACAAGGAAGAGTGCTTCCTAGACAATTTTTGTGTCATCTCTTCGAAGGGGTCTATAATGGGGCAATCTATAAGTGTATACTTCAGTACCCCTTCCTCAAAGGGTCAAGAATGAGAAACCAAATCCTAGATTCCTATTGGACGCTGCTTGAACAAGTTGTCAAAGTCCCTGAACTTCTGAGGATGTTGAACCATCAGACCTTCCATTCGTATTTGTTGACCAACAATCTATCGTCGTCTTCTCGTTATCCTGACAATCTAGAGTCCTTATCACTCAGCGTGATAAGAGAAGCCCATAGCATGATAGCATCGACTGCCAGTTGTTATCAAAGGAGACTTCTAATACCATCAGACTGGTCTGTTTTTGAGAATCAAGTTATAGGCCTTTGTGTTTCTCGAGCCAGATCTCTTCTGTCACCTAAAACAACAGGGATGACAGAGAACGAGGTGAAAGTTCAGTGGAAATTGAACAAGCAAATACTATCTATTTACCTGTCAGACGATCCCAAACCAACCCCAGATAATGTGTCGTTATTGGCTCAAGGGTTCTCGAATCCCATCATCGTGTCTAGAAGTGACATAAAAACATTGTCCAAGAGTCGCAGGAAGGTGGTCCAGCCTACTCGAAGACCTCTACAGTGGGGACATGAGTGCAACATGGGACATCAGTTTATAGAAGCTTCATCCGAAGGAGAAGATAGAAAAGAACCTCCGAGTTGCCCGCCTTATTGGGACTCTTTATTCCGAGGTTTGAGATTGCCAAGACTATCGACAGGAGCGTACCTCAAGCTAATTCCAATTCTAGAAGAAGTAAACATTCACCCGAAACTGTGCCTTTGCTTGGCCGATGGGAGTGGAGGATTCTGTTCTTGTATCCTCAGGAAATACCCTACAACACGCAGTTATTTCAATTCACTCTTGGAAGCTCAGGGCAGTGAGTTAGGAGGAAGACAAGCAGGAGCTCCCTCTGCACTGCAATGCTTGTCACCACAAGATCTAGAGAGATGTGACAATTACGCAACCTGCTGGCAAGATCGAGGAGATTTGACAGATCGGTCAACATGGGAGAAGATAAGAACACATGTCCAGCGAAGTGTGGACAGCGTTGGTCTGATAACTGTGGACATCAATCACTCAGACAACAATGAAGTGTTGAAAATCTTGCTATCTCAGGATCTCCTTTGGACAGACCCCAAAGCACTACTCATCTACAAAGTGTTCACTCCGTCTTGCCTTTCTCTAGAGGAGAACACCCTTGATCTTCTCAATCGTCATTTTTTTAGTGTCAAGCTATCCTTCCCAAATGCTCAGTCATATGGGACCAAGGAGATCTACGCTGTGTGCACATCAAGAAGGCGAGAAACCCTGGAAAGTTTTACAACCTGCCAATCAGTCTTAGATAAAGTGATGGGAATCTCGAGGTCCCTGAACTTGTTAGGCGAGAGGAAGAGAATGAAAGGATTCTTAGAAGCCAACCAATTTGCAGGAGTCCCAGTCTCCATCATACCACAGCCGAATGATCTGCTCATGTCTATATTAGGCCAATTCAGAATGAACCCCTCAACACAGAACACAATCAAGGGGTTTCTCGAGGCACTGCCTGATGGGTCGATAGAGTGGAAACTAGACTTGATCGAAGCGATCTGTATCAGTTGCTTCATTCCGTTTCATAGAAGTTACCCACAAAGCTGGGCCGGTCTATCTGACAATGATATGATCCAAGTGAATTCTCTTCGTTTGGCTAAACTTCTCTATTTGAGTGCGAGAGAAGAGAACTACAAAACCATAGAGAGTCTCGCTACCATGTCTCAATCTAGCATACAATTCTATTATGAGATACTAGGAAATCCGGGCATACTGACGTACAGACTCGCAAAAACAGAAAGGTTGGCAAGCAATAAGTGCATAAAGAGAACGAGAAACATCCCCTTTGAATCGCTTATAATAAGAGCTTTGCACTCAGCTTTTGGTGACCAGAGACACACGCCAGGCTTAAAAATGATCCCGCGGGTGAAGGATAATCTTGATAAAAGATTGAAGCAATTGAACTATGCGTGGTCTTTGCAGCATATTTTTGACCATACAGGGATGATGCACAAGTACAGCAGCAGATCTCATCTTTGTCAAGATTGTGTGGTAAGAAAGTACATGAAAATCAGGACTGCAGACGCAATCAAATGAACATGAAAAAAACTAAACCTTATAAGCAATGGCTC